CCCTTTGTAGCAACGGGCACCGTTTCGCCTGGTAAAATAGCCTGGAGTTCTTCCTTCTTCATTTTGTTGTAAAGAAGTCTTTCCCCATTCTCGTCGCCTATCGCGGTAGTATTTAAGGTTATTCCCAGCGGCATATCATAACCCTCAGTTGGCATCAGATTCAATGGATTCACAGGGTGAGTGTCTGATTCAACAAAAGGTAGTGGCCTAGATGTGGAAACTCCTCCACGGAATCCGTTTTGATTGTTTTTCCCTAAAAAATCTGGATGCTGATAATCTACAATATCTTGATTAAAGTTCCCGTTTTCTATTTTAACAAAAGTTCCAGCGGCTCCATCGTTTCTTATCTCAGTTGGTGAGTTAAGGTTTGTCGATTCTGAAGCATACATTGGGTGAAGAGCAAAAAGATTAACTATATCTTCTTCTTTGTAGGATCTAAATGGTAATAATTTTGTGTTTTTCATTTTGAATGATATAAAATTGCCGAAGGATAAATTTCTAACTTATGAGATTCTGAAACTTTGAAGATACCGTCAAGTGTACCTAGTTTTTCAATTTCACTAAAATCATTTACACAAGAAACAACAGTATTTTGCCAATTTTCTTTTTCAGAAGAACAGATCACAGATTCACAAAGTTTTTCTAACATTGTTTCTTGGTTTTCATCTAACGATTCCGCTCCAAGTTTTTCTAGCATTTTTTCCTTAGCAATAGAGCTTAAAGATTCAACTTCGTATATAGTCCCTTGAATACTTTCCCTCGAAAACTTGTCTCCAGAGCCTTCTGGTCTACCAGGCATTGCCTTCGTAGGGTTTGACGCTTCGTCGGGTTTTTCTGAATCTTCGCCATCTAATTCCATCATTGGAACGCCACCAACGACTGGATTAAAGTAACCCTTTTCTCTTTGTTCAACGAACTTCTTTTGAGCTGGCGCCAATTCTTCTGATAAGGGAAATCTTCCAGTGTGGAATAAATCCATACCTTGTTCCGCTGTCATAATTCCAAGTTCCATAAGTCTCGTGGCGACGCGCATAAGCTGAACTTCGTCACGCAAATCGATATCTTTAAACTTAACCGTTGGGTATGATCTGAATCCTAAATCTTTAGCTATGCGTCTGATTTCTGGTTGCAAAAAGTCTTGAATAAAAGCTTCACGAGCTTCCTTTAATCTGTCTAGAAATACACGAGCCTTTATTTGAGCGCCATTATACTTATCATCATTAAGTATTATATTCTGAAGGCCTTCTTTAATATCTTTGTTGATCACTTCGTATTTTCCTGGGCCGACGACCTTATTAATATCAGGAATAACAAAGTCAGCTTTGGTTGTATAATCAGAAACTAAGACTCTGCCCACAGATTCATTTTGAAAAAGCTTTTGCATAGCCTTAACATTGTTTGGGTTAATTCCACCCTTTTCTGGCTCTGCTCCCATTGTGATCATAAGAATCACATTCTCAACAGTTCTCATGATGGCTTGATCCATCTTTTTCATTTCAAGCTTGGCGTTGATGTCTTCAAGAACAGGATAGCCAAACGGAATAGCGAATGGCTCGTAATCTTGCTTTTTGTAGAAACTGTATGAAATTTTGTCGTTTTTAAGATTTATCTTGAGTCCGTCTTTAAAGTAAGCGCCATCTTTAATTTGCTTTTGAACTTCTGGGTCTAGAGCATCGAATACGGCTTGATCATAGTCGTTTTTAGGATTAGCCAATCTTTCCATATCAAACTCAGAAAGAATCTTTGCATAAGCTCCGTCCTTAGTATTGAATACGGTACTGCGCTTTGCTACAATTTCAAAAGGGTTTAAAACAATATACTTCAAAGGAAACTTGTTCAAAGATGGTCCGTCAGAGACGTTTTGAGAAAACTTCTTATAATCATCTAAGTTAAATTTGCCATCGACACGATAAAGAAAAACATTGCCACTTCTATAATATTCTCTAAAATATTGATCTTTTAAATCCCAAATCTTAATTTTGTCTAGTAGTTTCTCGAAAAAGTTTCTGGAAGTAGCATTCCCATCCTCAAGGTATAGCTCTGCATTAGCAAACTCCGACATCATATCAATAGTATTTCTAAAAATAGGCACATTTGCGTATGCTTTTTGACAAAGCTCAATAGCTTCCCTAACATTGATTCCATCGGATGAAATTTCGTAAGGAAGAAGCCCTCCCCTGATCTGACTAAATTTATTAATCGGGGAGGAAACAGAGGACCTGTTGATCCTTGAGCTTGTGTTAGAAGATGATAGGTTGTTTAAAGAACCAGATCGATTGTAGGATCCTTGAGAAACGTGGTATGCCTCTCCCATTGTGGCGGGCTCAACGATTTCTTGAGCCGTTGATACTTGTGGCGGAACTCTTTTAAATTTATTCCAGTACTCAGATTTTTTCTTATATTGTCTTTTTGGCATAAGTATAATACGATTATAAAGTTACTTACACTTTTTAAAAGTTACTTTTCAACTTTTTTAAATAAAGATCGGGGTAAATCCGTGGTTAATTTCTTCAGGAATATTCATCATATCATAATATATGTTCATTCCCCAGTTGCCTAGTATTAATGCGGAATAAGAATCCTTTCTTGCTTTATCTACGCCTTTTTGTCTTTTGAGGTTAGGGGGTAAATCAAAACTTTGAGTTCCTCCAGCCGAACTTGAAACTTGTATAAGTGCACATTCAGCTTTTGTTAAGTCGATCATGTCTTTTTGATGCTCAATAAAATCAATCATCTTAGCTCCCACATTCTTTTCGTCCTCATATTTCGAGAACTTTAAATCCTTTATTGGTATCCTTTTAGCTTTTTGCGCAGAATAGTTGTCATCCATCGCTGTCGCCCCAAAATATAGCCTCTTTCTGTCGAAGGCTGTTTGCAGCATTTCGTTTGCATTTCTTATCCACACCGATAAAGGCTTCCTTAAGTGACATATGACTTTACTTTGGACATTATATTTTCTTCTAGCCTCCTTTAAATCCTTCACGTAGTCATGCGGGTTGTTAAAATCGCCTTCGAACATCCCTATTTCTAATTTATCCTTTTTAAACAAGTCGCTTTCATTGCAAGAATTCATGAACTGAACGCCCCCATTATAATCTCCCACAATCATAATGATATTAAAATGGTCTAATATATACTTGAAGTAGGTTATGTGTTTCTTCAAGTTTGTTCCTGGCAGTGCATAACTGTGTACCAGTACACCTTTTTTCTCTTCTGGCAGTAGTTTTATAACCTGTATAGCAAAATCGTCAGAAGCTTCAGATTCAGACCAAGAGGGGTCAAATGCTAAAATGTACTCAGAACCCTCTTCTCCAGCAACTTCTATAGAGGGAGATTCTCCATCTTCAATGGTGCAATCAGCCATTTTGCTAATTTTGAAATAACCAGCACTATCATCTGTGAACTGGGCATTGAACTCCCTATCAATCTGCGATTGACTCATCGTACCCTTAGCTTGCGAAATTAAGTTTTCATCATACAGGGCCTTGGGAGCACAATCGTAGCTGAACTGCATGATACATCTCCGACCTTGATTTTTTGCTCCAGGATTAAAGATCATATTTTCATAAGCTTGGTACATTTTATAAAGGTATTCAAACTTGTATGAGGCCGATGATAAACCAATCATTTTATTAGATGGCCACTCCGTTCTTTCTTCTTCTGCCATCTTGCCAGCACTAATCATCGAATCTTCTGCGTCTTTAATTTTTTGCCTTTCTGTTGGATTTTCTACAACAGCCAGGAACGGCATAATGACCTCATTCAAAACCTTTTCTGGCATCAGTAGAAGCTCATCAACGATAATCCGTTGAAAACGAAAACCACGAAGTTTTTCTCCGTCGCCCAGCGGCAGGGCCGTGATACGACTCTTGCCTATTTGCATAGACCATTCGTCGTTAGACTTACTCACCTTACCTATACACTGCCTAAACAGTTCAGCTTTGGGATCTTGCGATATATCCTCAATCTTTCTGAAAATCATCTTAGACTGTCTAAATGATTTGGATATAATTCCAATATGTACGCCTTGATTCATCATTGCATCCAACAAAGCGAAAATACCAGTAGAGAATGATTTCGACATACCACGAGACCAGATACCCAAAAAGTAATCGTTTTCCATCATGGCTTTGACAGCCATATGTTGAAACGGAAATAGCTCAATACCAGTAAGTAATTCTGTGGTGAAGGTCACATTTTCCTTCATAAATTTATATAACCAAATTTTAGCTTTAGTATCCTCCAGATATCCTTCTAGATCCATAATCTGTTGGTTAACTGGTTCCCTTTTTAAGGGCTTCTGATTGCCTGCATCCCAACTCATCTTTCTTCCTTATCTAAAAAATATTGTACATCTACATTCCACAACTTCTCGCCCAAGGAAAGTAGTTTAGGTATCACCTCTTCGCTGTGCTCTCTGCTATCTGTGAAAACAAATTGACAATTCCCAGCGAATTCATGTTGTACAGAAATTAAATTAGAAAACACCCAACCTAGTTTTGGAGCCCTTCTCCCTTTCGTAAACACGGCTTCTTTTTCTATTGCTTTAAGAGATTTTTCTACAACGATATACATGTAGCTATCCAGTTCGACGCATCTTTCCATCTCTCTCCTAAATCTATCCACTTGCCCGCCAAAAGTTGATAAGAAATCACCAGCGCTTTTTCTATCCACAAATGTATTAGTAAAATCATTTCCACCTAAAGTATAATCACCAAAATCTAACTTTAAAATTGAAGATCTCTCAAATTCTAATGGCTGTTGCTCTCTAGTATCGATAAGAACTTCGACATCTACACTACTATTAAATTCCTTAGGCATGCCCTTGTGGAATATGGGTTTTGCGCCCATGGCCTCACAAGCTTTGGTATATGTGCCGAAGTGTTTTTTGTAAATATCTAAGTCTGGCAATTGTCGCTTGAGAAGCTCTAAATAAAAGGGTGCGTTTTTGTATTTCTTTCTTTCAATTCTTTTTTTACCTAGGTCAAGGATGTAGTCCTTAACTTCTTGATCTGGCGCAGACTCACACCACTTTACTAGTTGTGATCTATTAATAAAATCATTTGTAAAGTATTCATCCTTCTTCTTAAAAGGCAAAGGGTTACCATTTAACTTATTAAATCGTGGATAATGTTTAACATAATAGTCAGCCACATACATCTTATGTGCCTTAAGATGAGCATGAAGACTTTTTTCTGTCTCGAACTCGACTCCACATTCTTTACATTTATAAGACATCTTCAATACCGATACCAAGAACGCGAGCTTTCCAAGCCGCCATGCCCTCTAATTTTTTAGCTTCTTCTCTAATTACTTCCTTTTGCATTTCAGCAATACGAACAATATTTTTTCTCTCTTCTTCTTCCTGGAACAACTGGACGATAGCAAGAAACGACGCAGTTTCTTTTTGTTTATTCGCTAATCTTGCTCCACGATCTCCCTGAAGTTTTTTTGTCAAGTTTTCAATGCGAGTCTCACATTGATGATATTCTGAACTTTTAGCCTTAATAATTTCCGCTAAGCGAACTGTCATTTCATCCTGGTCGTCGGCACTCTCAAACATGTCATTCAGTTTTTGTAAGTGGCCAGTAATTAACTCAAGATTAATTATTTCTTTAGCAACATTCATGTATAAATTTAATTCGTCTGCAGTAAGATCGGGTTTGTCCCAAGTCAATCTAATAAACTCTTGTTCAAACAACTCTTTGTCTCTATGACTCGTATAGTTATTTACAATAGCAATAAATCTTGAGTTGTTAAGGTTGACCCTTAGCTTATCACAACAATGCTTTTGATTTCGAGACATTCGACTTTCTTCTAGCCCGAAACCAGTTGAGTCATTAATTTTTTTAATAATCCTGGAAACTGCTTGGGGCGCAATGTAGTTACCCGCAGAATCTTCTCCTCTATCTTTTTCTTGCTCTTTTTCTTCGTTAACTATTTCATTTACAGCTCTCCACTCCTTGGACAGTCTTGTTACCTTAGTCTTAAATACAATATCTGCTATTTCTGAAGTATTTAACTTATCGTTTTTTAATTCTTTAATTTTTTCTATTTGACTTTCGATCAGAGTTACGTCTTCCGTTTTATCTCTCTTCGTCGTTTTAGCCTTCAAACCATTTTCTGCTAGGAATTTAGTAACAGCTCTACCTTCTTTAGATCTTCCATCAAGGGCATCATCCTCAAAAACAATCTTAGTAATGTTTAGAATATTTGCTTCTTCTTGAAATATTTCTAAAATTCTATCCTTTTGATCTTCGGTTAAATTAATCATATTATGTCCTTTTCGATAATTATTTGCTTAGCTTTTTGTTGAAAAATCTTTTTAAGATTTTTTATTTGCTTATAGCCAGCAGATCTTTTCTTTTCGTTAGTTTTAAATCCTAAATACTTTGCAATTTGTTCGTCGCTACTGTTCTCTATGAACATCATTTTAAATGCACGAAAATGCCTCTTACTAAGATGAGGTTCCATCTCTGCTGACAATTTTTCTGTCGCAGATTCTAAATTCAAAAAACCATCCTTTTGAGCATTAACTTCATTTATATGGCCCTCCATGGTAACAGCGAGTTTTATGTCGTAAGCAGCTTTCTTCTTCATGGACCACTGTTTAAAGTCTTCGCAAGATTCGTTTTGAATTCCATTCGCTGTTTTCGAGCAGCCGTCTCCACCGTTATTAAATTTGCATTGTAGACACGGTCTTACATAATTTCCATAATGGTTTCTTAATAAGTTTTTAAATTGGTTAGAAACTACCCTACTTAACCAGGGTTCTATAGGCTTTGATTGATCCCACAAATGCCACTTTTTGTAGATGTGAGTCATGATTATTTGTTTTATGTCATCGTAATCTATATAAGCTACCGCATCTAAATTCCATTTTGCTCTTTTTCTTTCTACTGCTGCGTTAATTTCTTTTATCTTATCTTCAAAATCATACATTATAGGTCATCAATTTTTTTGATAGAACTTTCTCTTCTCCTGGGACTTGACTTGCCCCCTAAAGAACCTATAGTTTGTTGCATTGAAGCCCCAAAATCTTCAAGTTCGTATTCGAGCTTTGATATATTTGGTATATTACTGGCGTCAGTGTAGCCCTCAGAATCTTCAGAAGATTTTGAAATCTTGGCTGACGCTTCCGCGCGCGCAGGTTTAACTTTTTTAGATTCACCACCTTTTAAATTTGTTCCACAACTAGGGCAAAAATTTGGAGGATTGAATTTATATTCGAGCTTAGTACCGCATTCAAAACAAAATTTATTCATAACTTATATTAAATCAAAAAATATTTTTTTAAATATTATCTTCTAGTTTTTTAACTATGAACTTTAGGATTTCACTTCTTTTGATGTCTTCGTAACCGAACTGCGTGCAAATAATTCCATTTTCTTTTGATTCTTCGTCGTTGAAAGTATTAAATATTTTATTAAATCCACTCTGTTTTATATCGGCTTGCGTCATATCTCCGCAGATTATTATTTTTGAATCTTCGCCAATTCTTGTAAGCACAGTCATTAATTCGTTGTAAGTAAAATTTTGAGCTTCGTCTATTATAACAATTGTGTCATTCCAGTTTGATCCTCTAACAAAATTAACTGGCATGCATTGAAATTGATTTTTATCACGAAGTGCCTTTATATCTGAGGCATGAAGCATCTCGTCCATCTTATCATAAAAAGGTCCAGCAAAAACTCCGAACTTTTCATCAATTGATCCAGGGAGCGATCCAAGGCTTTTTTGCGAGCTTTCTGCTATGCTTCTAACGTACAGTATATCTTTTTCCAAGTTAGAGTTCATCATAACCTGCAAAGCCGAGTACACGGCCATATAGGTCTTGGCTGTACCAGCTGGCCCAGATA